TAAACACGAATGTTGTTAATTCTACAGTTGTTGATTCTACAGTATTCATTGATCCTACTGAAGAGGTTGAAAATACCGTAGCAGATGACGATTTTAATACTATTATAAAAAGTGACTACTCTCAATTTGTTGAAAAATTTGGATCAGGAGGTTTCGGTTGCGTTGATATGGTGAGAGACAATCAAATTTCTACTAGATCGCATAAAGAATCAATAAGAAAGTGTATAAATGGAATTCAAGAAATAGTTAATAATATTGATGAAAATAGAATGTATGTTACAACGCATAGTAACACCAATGAGGTTATTCCTGATACTGAAAACACTGTAATCAACATAACACATGAAGGTGGTAAAATAGATATTCCGAGAGAAAGACCAAAAATATTTGATGAAAATACGGATTTAATGCCGAACGATGATATAATGTCTGAAGAGTATGTAAAACTAAAAGATGAAAAACTAAAAGACGAAAAAAATATTACAAATAAAACAGTAACTGAATACGACCAATTATTAAACGTTTTTCAATTTTTAATTCAAACATTTGAAGAATTAAATTTTCCTGAAAGTGTAAAATTTTATCAATTTTATCGATATGCTGTTATTTATTTTATTAAAAATATTAATAATACATTATCAATTTATTCTATAAACAATTGTAATTTTATTAAAGATAGTTTGTTTTATTATTTTGTAAATAAATATACGAATGAGGAAACTAATCAATTCTTAAATCTAGACAATAGACAAAAAAATGGCATTTTGAATGAAATTTATCGAATTCGCTTGAAGATTGCTGGAATTGATGGCGAAAAAAATATTTTTGATGTATATGCATATAGAAATGAAGATGAAGATGAAGGTGAAGATGAAGGTGAAGATGAAGGTGAAGATGAAATAGTTGGTGGAAAAAAAAAAGTAAAAATGGGTCCAGATTTAAAAGAGATGATATATAGTAACAAAGATGGTAATGTTAGCGGTATTTTAACCAATTATGAAACAAATTTTAATGTTGGTGTTGATGAGATAACTGACCAAAATGAGTTCTTGACTACAATTAAAGAGAAATCTTTAGAACAATCCAATCAATTTTTTAATGAATTACAAGATATTACATATAATGAAACCGAGTCACCTGTACAAAATAAATATCTATTAAAACAAGAAAATTTTAATAAATTTAAACAAAAGGTTGAAACACCCATGAATAGAGAATTTGACAATAATAAAAACCGTCTTCTTAACGCATGGAAAAGAAAAGGAGGACGAGGTGGATCTAAATATTTAAATATAGTTAAAGAAGTAATAAATACTATATCTTCGGTTGGATATAACAAGATTTTTCAGAATATTCATACATTAAAATCTATTTATGCAGTAGGAGATGATGGCACACCTAATACTTTATCAATTGAATCAAAAAAATATGTAAATGATATACTTAAAAGTGTTTGTACAAAAGTCAATGAGATATTAGACGGTAATTTAACAACCGAAGAAACTATTCTAAATGAAGATGAAAAAGAAGAAATATTAAATATGAATATAAATAATGGTAAAATTTTTCTTACTGAAAAACAACTTATTGATAAGGTAGCAAGTGGTGGAAGTCCATCTGGATTAGATGATGCATTATATAAAGCTTTTACTCAATTTCTTCAAGAAAAAACTAAATTACCTTATTTTACAGTTGACGACAAAGGAATACAAGAAGGAAAATGGTTTAAAATTAATAACCCATCTGAATGGGGAAATATAAGCAACAATTATCAAACATCCGTAGAGAATGTTAGCAGCAGGCCAGCAGTTAGTATTATCAATAATGCGATGACTACTAAGTATGATGGTATTCGAATAGTTGATAAGTTAAAGGAGACGGGATATTTTAATATAAAATGCCCAATAACATCTATATTAGATTCTCAAGGTTCATTTGGATCATGTACAGGTGGAACAGACGCATCAAATATTGTTAAAGATAATTTGAATATTTCAATTGAAACAGAAACACCAACGGATGATAGTACTACCATTTTTGCTTTTACTATGGAATTAATTCATAAAAAAAGTGGTAAAACAATATTATCATATTCATTACGATATGGAGATTTTTTTATAGGTCCTCAGATAAACGTGGACATAGGTAAAACAACGTTAAATATTCTTTCGGCTAATAATTCATTTTCAGAAGTATTACGTGAAATTGAAAACTATGCGAGTAAATTACCAGTTGCAGAGCAGAATAATTTAGATAATATATTGAAAAGTGGTGATTTAATGAAATTAATAATGGCTGCACTATCAAGAAAATTTATGGGCGATTTTTCTCAAGAACTAAATTCAATAACCAATGGCGTTACAGGTTTGGGAGATGGTCCTAAATTATTATGTAACGGTGATAGACCTTCATTTGTAAGAGCTAGTTTGCTAACATTATTGGCAGATCGTGGTATAAATCCAAAAGCAGGTGTTTTGTATATGTCAGATAGCGGAGGATATCTTATTAAAAAAAATGGTAAAATTTGGATACCATCGAGTGGTTCTTCCTCAAGTGCATCAACAACAACAAGACGAAGAGGTGGCAAAAAAACAAAAAAACGTATTAAAATTTCTCGCAAAAAGAAAGGACACAAAAAAACCAAAAAAAGACGAACAATAAAGAAGAATCATAAAAATTAAGTATGCAAACACAATATACTAATGAACAACGAAAATCAAATTCACGTTCATTATCAACCAAATAATATTCATCCAAAACAATTAAAAATCATGGTATTTTTAATGAATGCTTTAGAAAAAGGTTGGTGCATAAAAAAGAAAAATGAACAATTTATTTTCACAAAAAAACATGAAGGAAAAAAAGAAGTATTTGATGAAAATTATTTAGACCAATTTATCCAATCGAACTTTGATATGGATATTTTAGAGCATACCAAATAATATTATTCACAATATTATACCATGTATGATGTCAAAAAGAAAAATCGCTTAAAAAGGGGTTTTCAATAATGAAAAACCAAACGATAGACCGAGTGTTTAAACATTTAGGAATTTATTGTTTTTTTAAATTTATTCATTGAAAGTAATAAATTTAAATTTTTGTAATAAATCACTTAAAAATTGCACCATAATACACTATTTTGCATTATAATTTCTGTAAATTTTATTATTTTTTATTTTTATTTTTATTTTTATTTTTAATTAAAATCCAAAATTTTTTTCTATAGTGAAGGTATATAAGAAATGGCTGGAGCACTTATGCAACTCGTCGCCTATGGCGCCCAAGACGTATTCCTTACTGGAACCCCCGAAATTACCTTCTGGAAGGTGTCTTACAGACGCCATACCAACTTCGCTATGGAATCTATTGAGCAGACTTTCTCTGGTCAAGCTGATTTCGGTCGCCGCGTAACATGTACCATCAGCAGAAACGGTGATCTTTGCTACCGCACTTATCTTCAAGTAACTCTTCCTGAGATCAACCAAGCTATGGCTCCTTCCTCTGGCAGTCCCCAGGGTGTATTTGCCCGTTGGTTAGATTTCCCTGGTGAGCAACTTATTGCCCAAGTTGAGGTTGAGATTGGTGGCCAACGCATCGACCGTCAATACGGTGACTGGATGCACATCTGGAACCAACTTACCATGTCTGCTGAACAGCAACGTGGTTACTTCCAGATGATCGGTAACACCACCCAACTTACCTACATCACCGATCCTTCCTTCGCTGACATCAGCGGACCCTGTGCTTCTGCTGGAGGTCCTTCCCAGGTATGTGCTCCTCGCAAGGCTCTTCCTGAGACCACCCTTTACATCCCTCTTCTTTTCTGGTTTTGCCGCAACCCTGGACTTGCTCTTCCTCTTATTGCCCTTCAATACCACGAGGTCAAGATCAACATTGATTTCCGCCCCATTGGTGAGTGCTTGTGGGCTGTAAGCAGCCTTGCTGGTGATTCTAACTCCGGAACTCTTTCCGTATCCACTGCCTACCAACAATCTCTTGTTGCTGCTTCCCTTTACATCGACTATGTCTTCC